CCACACTCGGTCAAGTATTCCTCATTGGTTCCGTCAAGACGACGAGCGCCGTAACCTTCAGAATGGGTCTTTGAAGTGTCTTCGCCGTAGAATGAAGTATCGTCGATGTACTTGTAGGTCAGTTCCTTAGGCTCGAGCAACACACCCATGTTACGAGTAGTTGCATCGTAACTGAACAGTGGGTGAGTTTTCATGTGGATAGTACCAAAGGGTGTGATCCAAGTACGAATGTCCATTCCGTAAGTCTTCTGCGCTGGCTGAAGGTTGATCTGCCCACCAGCCATTGCCAAAGCATCAATGCCGAGCAAGAAACCAGAACCGCACAAGCAAAGTTTTTCATTCGCTCCATAGCGGAAGATCTGCTCCAGCATATTTTTGAACCAGGTCTCACCACCCTGGGCCCAGGTGAGTCCGGAGTAGGTTGCGTTGAGAGTGTAATCGTCTACGTTCGCTGGTGCATAGGTGCGAATGAAGTTGATTACGCCCTGAGTGGTACGTTCAGGCTTTCCATTGTCTCCAATGTTGGAAGTTTGAATTCCCCAGAGGAAGGCCAGTTCCATTTCCCAGGAGTGCATTTCGAGAGCTTCGGATTTTGCCTTCTGGTACTGATCACCAGTTCGAAGGCGAGTCTTGCGCGCGGTACGAGTTAAGGAAAGAGGTGTTCGGAAGATCTGAGTGTAATTGTCCACTTCCGTAGGATCCTGAGCAACTGCATCAGGCATTTCCCCACCTTCAGGATTCATGTTACCGATGATTAAGAAGGTATCACATTCACTTAAGTCATTATCAGGTGAATTATCATCGTCTTCGAGCAGCTTCACTGCAAGAACAGAGTTGGTTGTTCCTCTGGTTACGCCAGTTACTTTGCCGACTACGTCAACGCGGTAATCAGATGCGTCGCGGAGAAGGATTTGATGGCCTTCACGAATGTAGTTTGCAAGCACTGTAGTGATTTGAATATACAGAACATCACCAGCTACTCCACCATTTACATAGGCTACTGACAGATCGGGTAAGGTATAAACTCCACCTACATCTCCGCCTACTGAACCCTGAGACTGTGTCCACCAGTGAAAGCGCGGATCGTCTACAGATTCACTTCCCATCATTGACAGGATGGCGGTCAAAGGAGCCATTCCGTTAGGGTACAGATAGAGAATTTGCTCTCTCCAATTTTCAGGGCGCTGGTTTGTTACCCAGTCACCGTCTCCTCTCATTCCTAAAAATCCAGGCATGTTGTTACCTCCAGTTAGTTTAAGCTAAGGTTGCTTAGGGAATAAATCATCAAATGTGAATCTTAAAGCACCACACATATGCCAGTAGAGTCCATCACTGTACCATAGTGTTGGTTCACATTTATCGTAGCATACTATGTCATCTCCCCAACACTCAGAATCATTTTGGTCAGTGATGGTTACGGAGTTAATCCAATCTGCTTCTCGACATAAGATGCTGTAAAATCGCCCTTTGGCTTCTGAGACAGGTGGAAGGGTAATTGTAATCGGCCCACTGTCTTCGCCTGCCATAGGACGTAAGACATAGTCTCGGACGGACATAGTATAGTCCGCCTCAGGATTATGATACTTATCAACTATTTCCTTATCATGTTGTGCTGATCTATCTTCGAGCATGGTAAGTCACCATAGTCCGTTAAAAAATTAAACAGACTTTAACGCTTCAAGTTCTACAAATTTATCTAGCATCGCAAGTGAGCTAGGTTTGATCATCAAGGGTTTGCCTTCGATTACCTGAGGTAGTTTTATTTTGTCAAAGACTAACTCAGTCTTCTGTGCCATTAACTCATTGAGTTCAAGTATGAATTTAGTCCAGTTCTCACTTTCAGGTGTAATAGATAATTGATTAGTCTTAATATCCATCGCACCATAGCGAGTTACTAAACCATTGCGAACTTTGTCAATGGATTGGAATAGTTCGCTTAGTTTAGTAGACAACTTTGCAATCGCCATGCTAGTTCGAACTGGTAATTCCATACTGAATAATTCCTCAAGAGTCTTGGTAGCACCAAAGATTTCGCCGTTCGTAAGTTCCATTTAGTTATCTCCTGTTGATAACCTGGAAGTTAAAGTGGGAAGGTTGGCCAGGAACCAACTTTTCAGGACTAGTACCCTATCCCACTGAATTTAATTTCTACTGATCAGCCCACTCAGTGTCAATTACAGATGCATCGTAGAATGGAATGTAATAGTGCGTTCCAGCACAGTCAATCTTAATCACGCCATCTGCAGCATCTGCATCAGTAATTGTAGTGTTTGCCACATAAGCTCCATCAGACATGTCAGCATCAAGGAACCTAAAAGCATGCCAGATGTAAGACTGCCCACCAACTGCAGAAGCCTCGAACTTAATACCACTACCCATTCTAGCAGCATCAGTTGCAATCAGATGAATTCCAGCAATGTTGTTATTAGTGTAGCAATGGACTTCAACACCGTAGTCGCAGTAGTTCCTCATTAACGCCTTAACGCCAATTACTGAGCCAGCAATGTTGTCTACAGAGCCACAGTCGAAAAGTCCAGCAATAAGCGGTTGGTCGAGTGTTCCACCAGTTGCTATAGAGGCCACACCAAGAATTGCATAGCAACCGCCGGTGTCAGCCAAGGCACAAGCTACGCCGTCGATAGTCATTGAACCAAAGACGCCTACATGCTGATTGCTAGTATCACCAGGCTGTGCACCTGAAATAGAGCACTTGCCCCAGATTGCATAAGAGTCCTGGACTACATGAGCACAGTCAATTCGGATATAGTGTCCAATCATGAAGCCAGTAGCGCCGAAAGTTTCAGACGTTGCCAGGGTCATGTACTTGCCCATGAGGTAATTACCGCCAGTAATTTCAGCAGTAAGGTTAACTCGCTCGATGATTATTGAGTCAGCTACTGTACCGAATGCAAGTGCGGTTCCAGCATTGTCTGCAGCAATTAAGATAGCTGCACTGTTAAAGCCAGTTCCCCAAGTGTTAATGATAGCAATTTGCGAGTCGTCTACGGCTGCACCCAGTACCATGCTGTCAGGTCCATTAGCCCACATGAGTCCATCAGAGTAAAGGAGCAAGCTGTCACCTGGATCAACAAGTCTAATGTCGCCGTCCCAAGACTCGGAATCATCTCCATCTTGGATGATGACAGGAAGAATTGCAGTAACATTTCCTGCAGCTTTGATTGAGTAAAATCTACCTTTTGCCTCAGACACAAGTGGCAAGGTAATGGTGATAGCGGCGGCTGCCACTGTAGGTCGTAAGACATAATCCCTAACCGTCATTGCATAATCTGCAACAGGGTTGTGGTACTTGTCTACAACTTCGTTCTGCTGTTCACCAAATCTTTCCAGTCCCATAGTTATTACCTCCGAATTATTTTATTCATTTCTTCTAACTCATTTAGAAGAGGGTCAGTGTTTGGCTTATCATCCGCTATAGTCATACGCCGTTTTCTAGATGGAAGCTTTGGAGATTTTCTTGGTCCATCTTGTTTCGTGGCGTTCTTGTGCAGTTCAAGACGTTTCCTTGATTCATCAGCAACCATTGGGAGAAGTTCCATCATGTCTTTTCCAGGATGCTCAGTTGCGACTTCTTCGAAAACTGCAGCTACGACTTTCTTAAATGGTTGTAGTTCTTGATTATCAGCGTAGAATTTAGTGTTCATTTCCTTAAGCCTATCCATCATGTCTACACTGGAACGAACTATTTCAGGAATTGAACGTAAGATTCCTTCACCAAGAGTTTTGCGCGTATCAGTTACTGCTCGCTGGTAGATGGAATTGAATACTTTATTAAGCTTATCTGGATCTCGAATTAAGTCTTCTAAGTCCTCATCCTCAGTGAGGAATTCTTGTGGTTCGAAAGTAGGTGGTTCTTCCTTAGGAATTTCTTTTTCAGGTTCTTCTTTAGTTTCTTTTTCCTCTAGTTTCCTACGCAGTTCAGTGATAGTTGCGTCTCGTTCGTCTTCTTCAGGAACTTCTTTTTCATCAGTAGCTTCCTCTTCATCTACAGTTTCTTCTTCCGTAGAATCATCTTCTACATCATCAGTAGATTTATCCTCAACTTCTTCTTCTTCCTTATCATCAATAATTTCTTCTTCCTTTGGATCAGACTCAGGTTCAGGTTCAGGTGATAAATCCTTAATCACTGACTCAAAGGCATCATTCATTTCAGACACTTCACTTTTCAATGCTTCTTCTCCCATAGTTAATCTCCTGTTGATTAATTAGATTGTTTAAAAATTTAACGGACTTTAAACTTGAAGTTTCCTGTTAAGTTCAAGCCAGTATCCGTGGACGACTACTCCGTCTCCGCCAATGTTAGTCACTGATAAAACATCACGAGTTTGCATTGCTAAGTCAACTCCTGCAGGTGCATTAAGGAAGAACGTTCCTCCAGTGGTTGAACCAGTGTTTTGAACTACAGTAATATCATCATCAAGTGCAATGATGTGTTTGACAACTCCAGCCTCACCAAGACTCATGGTGGTTAAGTTAACTGCCGCGTCTGCTGTTAGGCCGATTACTTCAACTCTTACATTATTAATGTCTGTGCCGGTTACAAGTGAAGTCTGTCCAGCAGTCATGTTTGCAGCTGTATAAGTTGCATTACCAGATGCATCACCAGTTACTCGGAAAACTTCATACCAGATTCCGTTTAGGCTAGTGCTAGTGTCTCCACCGATGTTTACTAATCCAATGATGTTACCAGCAGCAAGTGCTAGATCAACCCCACCATTTAAGACCATGTAACTAGCGTCATGTTTAATAGTTACATTACCATCTCCGGCGCGGATTGTCTTAAGCATCCCACCTGAACCTTTAGTAATCTGCTCAAGGTTTACTGCTACAGCACCTGTTAGTGAGATTACCTCAAGCGCTATATCTGCTATGTCTACGCCTATTTCTAAAGTACTTTCTCCAGCACCCATTTCATAGGTGGTATCCGCAGCACTAGCACCAGTGATAGCATTCCAGACTTCATTAATTTCTACTCTATTTTCCCTAATGTAAAGAGGCCATAGGGCATTTAGTACTTGATCAACTGGTTTCGTTGAGTCGATTGTCATCTTTTTTATCCTCCAGAATTTGAAGAAGTATGTCTGGGATACTTAGGAAATATGAGATTGCTTTTCTTCGTCCCTTAATGTCACCTAAGTGAATTAACGTCTCGGATGTATTAGGAACTATCATATGACCTGAGTCGTCTACGTGCGGTTCACCGACTAGGTCATATTCAAGCTCAGCTCGTTTAGCTAGATCATTGAGTTCTTCCTTAATGTCTAGCCAAACAAACGAGTCTTTGAACTCTTCAATTTCAGATTGAGAAGATCTGATAGTTTCTTCATCGAGCATTAGTTGTGCACCTTTATGATCGTGTAGTTAAGGATGATTGAAAGTGTTGAAGTTGACAACGCACCAGTTGGATCGGCGACTGGGACTACGGCGACTACTGCTTGGTCCAAGACACGTGTGACTTCACCCCAGTAGGCTACTCCGGATTCGACTGCGATTGCGTCTGCTACACTGTTGAGGAAAGCAGCCGCGAAGCCGTCATTGACTAGTACAGTTCCAGCGCCATCAACTGCGCGGATTTCCAAGTCATTGGCTCCAGCGAATGCACCGCCACTGTAATCAAGGTAGGCAATCGCTGTGTCAATAAGGATGAACTTGTTAGGCCCAGGCGCTGCAATCAAAGTCTGCGGCGTAGTATGCAAAGCCAAGACTTGCGCGGCAGTTAGTTTGACTTTCTTCGAATTATGCTGCATACCATACTGGTCGATGAAACCTTCTCTGGATTCTACTACATCATAAAGTGCTCTCATTGTTTAGTCTCCTTTATTGCTGCATTTCGTTTATAGGGATTAAGTTGCCAGCCTGAGCTTGTTGCTGCACTTGTTCATCAGGCATTACCTGTGGCTGAATCTGATCAATGTTACGTCGGAAGTCTTCTACATTTTTTGCGCCTAACTGCTGAGCTATGTACATGAAGATTCTAGTCACATCAAATTGTTGAGATAGTTCTTCATTAGTACCTATTGTTTTAAATAAGTCAATCCAAGAGTCGGAGAAGTTACCTCCAGGGATTGAACCGTCCCTGACTATTACATCATAGTTTACTGACAGATCGTAGAGTGATACACTAGTCCCACGCTGGTTTTGATTTGCAAAAGTTTTTCTTAAAGATTCTTCATGCCTGCCAACTAGGCGGACGTAGGCATCTTGAGACATATATTGCTGAGTGTGGACCGCGAACATAGTGCCGATGTCTTGCATGAACTGCATTCCGATGATCATTGAGATGTGTTGAAGGCGGCTTATTGAAGATCCGCGGGTTCCCTTGAACTCGGCAGAGGTTAAGCGTTCAGGGCCACCTTGACGAAGTGAACCTTGCATAGATTGATCGGCGCCTGAAGTACGGTCCATCATAGAAGTTATATAAGATGCGTCTGCTATGTTAGCGCGAGTTATGTCTTGAACCATTAGTTGTTGAACAACCTTGTCAACTCCGCGTCCCCAAGCTGGGCGTCGTAAGCGAATGAGCGCTCCAGGTCGTGGATCTTTTAAATCATTGATGTTGACTAAGTATGGGTCGACTATAAGCATGTCGTTTATAGCTTTCTTTACATTAGCTATGTGTGAGTTGAATTCGAAATCTAAGACGCCTTGCAAACCACTTAGCATTTCAAGTCTGCTAACTGGAGTAATTGAGTATCCGTCATATTCAGGTGAAGCTACGCTAACTGGATACATTCCATGATCGTGGTCTGCGCGGTTTGCAGCTATGATAATGTCATCTGATGCAAGCTCAAAGTACCATTTTTCAGGAACTTCAACGTTAGACAACTTCCAGTCTTTAGGAATGATAGTAACATACATCTTGATAATGTCAACTGGGTTTGTTGTGTTAGTCATTGAACGGTTTAGTTCTTTATCGCCTCCATGACGGACTTCGCGGTCGCTTTGATCAAGGGCTAAGGTTGATCGGTAGTCTTTTTTGTCCTTAAGATACTTGATGTTGAATAGACCACCTTCAGATTGGCTTTCTTCTGATAAGATATTCATATAGTTATCACGATCAATCCAACCTATGAATTCGCCATCTTGAATATTTGCACTTGAAACTGAAGGATCAGGTAGCCACATGTAAGGGTCGATGTTTGATAGTTTGTTACCTTCGAAAAGAAGTGAATCGACCATCTGGACGTCGTTGGTAACTTGTTCGCCGAGGTCAGACTGGGTAATTATAGATGATTTAACTGGTTTACGTCCGAATTGTTTCTTCCATCCAGGTATTGCAATGCCTACACCGTATGCTAGTGAATCGCGGAGTGAAGTGTGGACAGCTAATGGAACTTTGGTTTTAATGCAGTGGAGATTAACTACCATCTCAAGCATCATCGCGCCTATTACGTCGTTGTCTTCTACCCCTTCATATTGAAACATAGGGTCTTGGAAGAACGCCATTGTTAGGTAAGTTAAGAGTGACTCTAAGATTGAATAAGTGTAAGGGAAGACTATTGATACAGGCTCAGTTATGTCTTTGTTTTTTGCGGCTAGTTCTTTGTCTTTCAATGGAATGTAAGCAGTTAACATTCGGTCTATTTCGCGCCAGTAAGGGAAGCGTTTGGAGATTTCATGTCTAGCCTCATTCGCGCGTTCCCAGATTTTGTCTCGGAGAGAATTATGCAGGTCACTTCCTGGTTTGAGGTTAAGTCCAGAGGGGTATTTATAGTTATGCTCTTTACCTTTAGAATAACTTTCTTTCCAACTAGATGGCTCGCCTTTGACAATGTATGGCATTTAGTTGCTCCTAACTCATTATATTAATTCGTAAGGTACGTTATTGAAATACCAAACAAATATGATGTATTTTGAAAGTGGGCATCTGTTACAACTGAACCAAGGTCAAATATAAGTGCAGCAACTGAAGCTGTGTGGTCCATATAAAAATGAATGTTTGTTATAGTTGTGAAGTTCGCCGCTTCTCCAATTACGCCACCTGCCCTTGGCTGACTATACGGTGCGCCAGTTATGGTTGGGAAAGGGAATCCAGTTAGAACTGCCGATCCAACGGAAGTTCCTTTTGCCGTCAGTCGAAGTGAGCCAGTGGTTGTCACAACTCGGCCGACCTTGGTATAGTAACCCGCTGCCTCGGCCAATACCAGGCCAACTGCAGCACCACCAAAAGTCAACCCAGGAGTCCATGAACCTTCTTGGTAATCATCAAGTGTGTTGGCTCCAGCTGAAGAAACCTGCGCCGCCGGAAACACTATGTTGCCGCCAAACGAGCTGATATGACCGATGTTGTCAACTATAAGAAGACTATCGTCGATTAACTTTCCAGTAATCCCATCCCATCTTGCAACCGCATTATCTGTTGAGGCTGCAGGACCAATTACGTCACCGGCTATTACTCCTACATCCACAAGGCGGAGTGCTTGGTAATCTTCAACTGGAGCTTGAGCTATGTTTATCTGTGCATTAGTTGTAAATCCAGATTGAAGCGGCACAGCTAAGCCATCGTATTCTAAATCAGGATCTGCAACATCCGCTCCATCGTCGTACCAGAATGGTCCTGCTGATCCGACCCAGAATGAACGCCATGCTCCAGTAGGTGTAGGTAAGTCTGGAAATGCCATTAGTTAATTAATTAGTCCGTTTTAAAATTAAACAATCTTATTGCTTTTATATAGTCATTTACCACTTTCAACTTTATGTGTACGCTTAAGTAGTTCTTTGATACCAGCTTTAACTTCATCAATATCACGGCGGAGATACTTACTTGATTCTTCTAGTCGCTCAACTCTTGTTGCAACGTTCCTGATCTCCATCTTGCCAGCATATCGAAGAGGATCGCTAGTCTGACCAGCCCAAACACCAGCAGCCATAACTGACACAGGCAATCCGATGAAGACAAATCCAAGCCATAGCCAACTCTTTGGGACTTTCTTATTCAAACAACTACGCAAATCGTCAACCTTTTTCCAGTCAGCTTTTTTGGCCAACTCAGTTGTCATATGCTCATGACATTTAGGATTATCACAGTCAGGCATTATTGCATAGCCCTCCAGTCTTCCATTGGCTTGTCGTAGTCGAGATCGGCGTATTCAGCTTCGGAATCTTCCGGGTTGTTAGTCGGAGAAAAGTAACGTTCTCCAAGTTCAAGCATCTCAATTATGTAAGCTAAGGCATCCATAATATCCCAGAGTTTTGAACGAGGGAACATAAGGAGTTGTTGTTCTAACTTTCGCGTGTTAATGCAGGAGGCATTGTGATAGATGTAACCGCCTCGGTAGTAAGGTACAAGTTCCTTAACGCGAAGTTCTTTCTTCATTCCACCTCGAGCCTTAAGCCAGATAAGTTCGAAAAATGAACCCCTGCGAAACATCTCATTTTTAATCGGCTGTCTGATGAATTCGTTTAGAGAAGTTTCTTCAATGCCTAAGACTTTCGCGCCAAGCATCTGGCCCATTCCAAACATTGCGTCGTAGATTTCATCTGGGTACATCTTATCAGAGATTATGTCTCGGACATAGAGACGAGCTGAGTTAAGGTCTATGCCGATTCCAACTATGGCTGACTCAGCAGAATGGATTTTTACAGTCTTAGCTGGATCAAGGATGATTACAGTTTCGATATTTTGGTCTAGTTGGACTTCAGAGTCAAACAACTTTAAGTCAATTCCTTCACGAAGATTCTTCTCAGGTGGTAAGTTATAGTATTTAAAATATTCCTGTGGGAAGGAAGAATCTTTGGATGAGATAGGAAGGTTACGGTGTTCTTGGAAGAAAGAGTCAGTCTCGCCCGCGTTTACTGCCTTGTCCCATTTTGACTTGATGACTGCGTCGGAGACAAAGTGAGGTGCGACTGAGTGGAGGTCGTCGTCACAGGCTTCGAGACGCGCTGAGGCCCAGTCTGGGGATTCAAGCAAGTGTTGGAGGAGAGAATCTTCGTGTTTGAGAGTGTCTATGTAGATAATTTTCCAGTCATTGTGTAACTGAGGAACGGCCTCGATAACGTCAGAGAAGAACCAGTTTTTTATTTCCTTACGAAGGTCTTCGTTCATTATCTTTTTCTTGTCCTCGAGGTCGTCTATGACGAATAGTCCAGGTCGGTCATTTTTGAACAGAACGCCTCGAACTTGCTGCCCAGCTCCGCGCGGCCAAACTAGTGAATCATAAGCTACCCAAGACTTCTTACTAAAAACTTCTTCAAAATCGTTCCCTTCACCTTTGGAAGGTTTGACTGAACCGAAGATTCCGCGAATTGTACGATTAGTTATTAACTCACGTTTTAGGTTTTCGGTTTGAAGTGAAGCTGCTTCGTGAGATTTGTTAATGTAACAGATGAAGCCTGTGTGGCGGAAGAGGATGTAACGAGCCATTAGGGCTAAGGCGACTATTGAAGTCTTCCCCCAGCCGCGGGGCGCAGCTATGGCTATTTGATTCTCAGGACCGTCAATGAGGTCGAAGATCTTCCCATGAACTTCCTCAGCAAATTCTTTGTTGAAGCGTTCAGGGAAGAAAGTCTTAGCAACCATTCGAGTTGAAGTTGAACAGGAAGCTAGGATTTTTTTAAGTTCTTCATCCATTAGTTAATTAATAGTCCGTTTTGAAATTTAACGATCTAATCGTTAGGGATAGACAGTGCAATCCTCAGAGCCTTGATTAAAGGTAATACAGTCATATCGTCAATAGTTGTATCGCTTGACTTAACTGCGGCTTCAATAAAGTCAAATAATTTATCTCCGTACTTCTGGATATTTTCTGCACTGAGAAGCTGCTCAACAAGCTGCATTATGATCGGTATTGCCATTTTTAGAATAAAGTCCATTTTCTTATCTCCCTTTTCGGCCGAATAGCCAGTTGAAAAACCACTTAATTTGTTCCCAAGTAAACGTAATCTCTAACCTACTAACATGCTGCCAACGCTCCCACTTATCACGCCCAATGCGGTGTGGACTTAGATTGTTTATTCTCACTTGTTATCTCCCAAAGCTGCCAGATAACTGCCGCCGCAAAACAGATTGGAACCGCGACTGTCATTACTACACCAACCACTGCCATTGCCAAGATATCTTTAATCATAATGTTTGACCAGGAAAAGAATAACTAACAAACCTGTAAAGCTCAAAGCCATTAGCAAACTAATCATCAACAAATCAAAGTATTTTTTCAGAAACTCTCTCATCAGCAATAGTACCAGCGTCAACCAGGGATGCAGTGGACGGAGCAACTGCTCCATTGGAAGATTCAACATCTATAACTATTCCTGCGTTATCAGCTGCGGATGTAGCGCGTTTTTTAAACCCTTCAATTTCGTCCTTAGTCAATGCAGTGTGAATTGAATGGCTTTGAACTTTAGTTGGAACGCGCAATCCACTGAGTTCCAAAGTAACCATGTTTGCAACTGCAATTTGGTCTTTCAAGGTTGCATTTCCAGACTCATTGTCAAATGTCTCATGATAAACATTAAGTGCCTTGTCCGTCAGAACTCTGATTTTTTCTATAGTTTTTTTCGTATCTGCATCACGTTCCTGGCGGATTTCAGATAGTTTGTGCTGGCCTAACTTTCCATTGAGAGTGTTAGAAACTGTCACTGGGGAAATGTTAAGTATCTGCGCTATTTCAACATTCTTATAACCGCGCGCTGACAAGTTGACAATTTCATGAGAGCGTTGCCAAAGTTGTTTAACTTCAAATTGACGTTCTTGGCCTTCATTAAGACGCCTTTTGTCCGGTTCGAGATATTCAAATCCATAGAGGTTATTTCTAGTTTGAACTTCTGGCATTTTCCAACTCCATAAAATCTATTTCTCCTACATTGGTTAAAGCATAACAGTTTGTAGCATAAATGTCAATGTAATTTTCAGTACATTTCGTTAGCTAATATTCCACAGTTTGTTAAAAAATAAAACGATCTTAATTACCAACTAAAAAACTGCGTATCATCAAACCAACACTTTAATCAACACTCTGTACAGCAACGTAGTTGTACCAATTGTACCATTTAGGATGTTTTGTATTCTACTTCTATAATGTAGGAAAGGTAACCCCCGCGAGTATGAATGAACTATCCCCCTTTGGTTTGATGAAATAAAACTTGACATAAAATCATTTTCGAGGTATGATGTTTTTAATGATCTTTGACAATTTAATAAAAAGCATGGCGGGAGTATTGTACTACTTCCATGTGGAGTGGCTTATGGTTCATAATTGATACTCGATATGAAAGGGGTAAATTATGGATCTGAATATGAAGGTTGAAAACGTGACGTTGAACAAGACAATTGAGCTTTCGCCGGATGCAGATGCGAAAAAAGCAGGAGATAAGAAGACAGTTACACTTCAAATGAAGTATGACGGTCTCACGCTGCAGGATATCTTCCTGAAGGCACTTGATAAGGATGTAGTATCATGGCAGAATGGAAGTGGTGGGAGAAAGAACTATGTCAATCTAGTTGACAAGGAAACTATCAAGGTAGATGCCAAGGCACCAGGCAAGGCACCTCAAATTGATCCTGAGACTGCAATGGTAGCAAAGTTAGCTACTATGAACCAGGAAGAACAAGCGGCCTACTTTGCAGACCTAATGGCAAAGGCAGCAAGTAAGTAATTTAAAAGAACCATAAGCCACTTAATTAAAAAGGTCTATGTTAATTCATAGGCCTTTTTTAGTTATTAGCTACTATTAATTAACTATCAACTCTACTTGGAATGCAAGTTAAAGTTAACTATTTGCTTAAGTTCGTTTTGGAATTTAACAGACTTGGGAAGTTAGGAGTTAGTTGGTTAATAGATTGGTTTAGTGTAACAATGTACCATATAATACCTTGACATTAAGTTGTAGTATGTTTATAATGTATGTAATGTTTAATGTAATATGTGTTTGTCTTATATGTGTAGGGTATATAAAAATATATATACATGATTACTTATATACAATATACATTGTATGAGAGTAGACTTGTTTACGTGTTTACGTGTATGATTGATGCGCTACACATTTGTAGCATACTAGGTATACATTAATACAATGCAAACAATTAATACGCCGCAAACCACTAATGGAGGAAGAGGAGGAATTATGAGAATACGTGAGATTAGAACTAATGCATTGCTAGAGTTTATGAAGTACGTTAATAAAGGAAGTAAGGATAAGGAGGTGATTAATAAGAGTGCAGAGATGATTATAGATATATGTGATCTATGTAAGGTTAAGAGAATAACTGACTTGTACAGTGTTAGGTTAGTGTTAAAGGATAAACTTGGATTAGACATTCCAGCCAAACAATATAGAAAGGACAACTGTCCGAAGGAGTTAGTATTATGATAAGAGATAAAAAAGAACCTTTGATGGAAGGTAATGTTAGAAGAGAAAGTAGTGTGCCAGTACAAGGAAGGATTAGTATAGTTGATCTGGCAAGGCTATGTAAGTATTGGGAGATGGTTGAGAATGTAGAGATTAGTAGTATGAGTAAGTTATTAAGTTGGAGTGTTAGCGCACTGAGTAACTTACTAAATAGTCATGGAAAAGTGCCTGAAGGAATTGATAGTGTAGCAGATGCTCATAGGTACTTGATTGAGAAAGGACTTTATCAAAGGAGCTTAGGTAAAAGGTCAATGAAGAAGATAAGCACAGCTATTATGTTTGAGACTTTAAGAGATCAGGGAATTGATACTAGGGAGCTTGTACCTAGGTCACATGTCATGGTTAATAATAAGCATAGTGTGGAACCTTTCGATGTAGGAAGTGTTTATGAAGGTGTGATTAATGCTGATGATGTAGAGATGGCTAGGAAGATGATTGAGAGGCAGAAGGCTATGAATGGAGATGTTAAGGTTGAGGTAGAATTAAGTGAGGAAGAAAAGAAGGAGAAAGAAGCTAGAAAGGTTGAGTTGAATAATACTATTAAGGCTTATAGAGAAACTGGAAAGTTACCAGAAGAACCTGGGGAAGTGCAGAAGAATGTACTAAGGTCAAATATGACTGAGAGTGAATTAGATGAGTATAATAAGGTGAGAGAAGAGGAAGTGGCTGCCAAGGAAAATGCACCTGTGAATGTGGAGGAGATTATGAAGTTGCAAGCGGCTAGGAATGTTTAGTCCGTTTAAATTTAAAACGGACTGGAAAGGTTAAGTATGTCGTTTAATGTTTGATGCCTTATTGACATCTCATGTTAAATGTGATATTATACGGGTGAAATGGAGTTTTTGTAAATACTCAATATGAAAGGAGTTAGTATGAAAAGGACTAAACAAATGCAAGGATTCGTTGACAGTCTCGCGGAAAACATCTCAGGACAGACCTTGACAAAGAGTCAAAGTAAAGTAGTCTGTGCTTTCTGCCTTCAACCTGCAGTTAATTTCAAAGATGCCTTGTCTGCCAAAGAATATACTATTTCAGGTCTTTGTCAAACGTGTCAAGATGAAGTGTTTGGAGGTTAACTAATGTGTTATTCTGGATGTAGTTTTGAAAATAGGGACGGAGAGTGTACTAAACGTAAAACTGACCTTTGTCCGCTTGATTACGAAGATGAGAATGAACTAGCAGAAGCAGCCAGGGAACTCGCGGAAATTCAAGATGACTTCAAGTATGATCAATGGCTTGATAAGCAATGGGAAGAGGGAGGTAATGTCTAATGGCTAGAGTAACTATATTAGGATATAATATCTCGATAGTTAGGCAAAAGAGAATAATTAAAACATCTGCTAAAGATGCTTGGGTTAGGAAGAATAACTATACCAAGCGTAAGACTCATAAATTAACTATCAATGACAAGTTAAAGATCGCACAAAGTATGGGGTTTGAACTATCATGTTAAAGTCAGTAATGGTTAAGTTTTTCATCTTGCTAATCGGCATAGCATTTGGTTACTATTGGGCCTTCAGTGCACTTGGAGGTTCAATAGTCCGTTAAATTTCAAAACGATCTTAAATGAAAGGAGATTAAGACTATGGAATTAGAAGAAAGGATTAGAGATTTAGAACATCAAAGGTTGATTGCTAAAGTTATCCAACTTGAATCCTACCAAACTTATTCTGCAAGTAAGAAAGAAACTGACTTATTAATGACTGAATGTCATAAGGCTACATTAGCCTATGAGAAGCTTGATTTAGAGTTGGCTGAAATAGATGGAAGGTTTACTAGAATTCCAAGCCCTAAACCAGGAAGTAAGAGGAAGTCTAACAAACCTACCAAAATCGAGCCTGCGCAAATGACTATGGATCAAGTACGTGCATTGGCTAAACGTGTAGGAATTGAACTGAAGGAGGATTAAGGGATGAATAAGAAGGAAGTTATCTTAGAAACAGTCTTAATCAACCATGACTTAGGTGGGGTTAAGGTTAAGGCAATAGAAGCAGAACGCGGCTGGTCTCAACAAAGTATCAGTGGAACACTTAGTACATTAAAGAACGAAGGTAAAGTGTTTAACAAGAACGGTAACTGGTTTGCAGGTCTTAGCAATGAGCTATTTGAAGTTCCAACTGTGGACTATGCTAGTAGTCAAACTCAGTTTGCCACTTGGTGGGATCACTTTGTATCTGCTCACGTTGAAGCGCCGGAGTTAGAGGACATCGCACACTATGCATGGAACGCTGGGAGGGCTAGTAAAAAATGCTAAGCATAAAACAAGTCTTAATTAATCGAGACAATATGTCTGAAGAAGAAGCAGATGAACTAATTTCAGATGCTAGGGAAGATCTAAACAATCGCCTTTCAAATGGCGAAGATGCCTATGATATCTGCGAAGATTGGTTTGGTCTCGAACCAGACTACATTCCAGATCTCGTGGCTTAACTGGAGTTAAATGCACCAAATAATACATTGACATTACGTCATAGAAGGTCTATAATAAAGGAATCAAATTTGCACCATGCCACAACTAATCACTCAAGACAACGAAAGGAAGGTGATTGCCTATGATTTAGCCCTAACAAACTTCTTCAACAATTTACTAAAATTTATCTTATTTCATCCAACTCTTACGTAAGGAATAAAAAATGCCTAAAGCAATGGTAGTAACTGCAAAAGTACCGGCTAACGCGAAGAATAACACTCCCGAACTCGGACCTTTCAGCATTACAGTTCAGACTGGCGCAACTGCCAAGGAAAAGATCGAGATGTTTGGAGATGAGGCAGTTTCCACAAACTGTGATGGTTCCTGGGTAGTGACGCTCCAAGGTAACATGCGCGCAGGGATGAAGAAAGGTGAGACTCAGGATCAGCTTCAGTCCAGGCTTGGAGCCGCTAAGTTAGGGATTTCCACTAAGGGTGCTACTGTTGATCCTACAGTCGCTTATCAGGCTCAGTTTCTGTCAGCAACTGCAGAGGAACAGGTAAAGATGATCAAGGAACTGCAGAAACGGGCTGCGGAACTGAAGGGATAAAAGATTCATCTAACCTCCTGCTCGGGTTGTCCTGGTTGGTGCAAAGGATGAAGTTGTCAAGCGCCACTAACCAGGGCAATTTTTTAACTCCTTAAAATGTACATCTTAGAATTGATTAAAAGTCCGTTAAATTATTAAACAAACTACGAAAGGATTATAAGATGGAATTTAACTCAGCAAGTTTCTTCTGCGAGAAAGGAAAAGGTCCTAAGTTTAAAATCAGACATTCTAGTAATCTCCGAGTTGACAAAGACGACTGGCCAATTAATATCTCACTCTACAGTTCAAACATAAACTGTCCAGAAATCACTCTTTACCTATCCAACGAATTTGATTTGATTAAGTTTAAAAACTCAGTCATTGAAGCCTACAATTCTTATAGAAAGGAAAAAGGCTATGGCAGGTAAATGGCAGAGGTGGAAGGGGATACAAAAATGCTATCCGTTTGAAGAGAAAAGGTTAGCTAAGTGGTCTCCGCCTTACATAGTGCAGCCCAAGTATGATGGAGTTAGGTGCAGAAGCATACCTATTACCACAGGACTTAAAGGTAATGAAGTTATGTTGTTAAGTTCTGAGGAAAACGTAGTCTATAGTGTTCCTCACCTTAACGAAGCACTTAGAGGAATCACTGCAGAACTAGACGGAGAACTTTACTGTCACGGAATGAGTTTTGAGGAAATACTTTCCATAACTTCAAGAACCGTAAACATTCATCCTGAGCATAAAAAGATTCAATTTCACATCTTCGACGTAGTCAACGACCAACCTCAAATGCGCAGAAACTTAATTATTGAGCAACTACGCGGGCTTAGTCCTTGGTTAGTTGTCTCACCATTCTGGATCTGCGAATCACTAGATGATGTAAAAAGAACTTTTGATCAAGTAATTAAACTCGGCTACGAAGGAATAATCATAAGGCACGCAAATGCACCTTATGAAAAGAAACGCTCTACTTTCGTCATGAAATTTAAACCTAAGAAACAAGATGAATATGCCATAGTAGGTTGGGTCGAGGAAGTTTCTAAGGACGGAGTTCCTAAAGGCCGCATAGGTGCCTTAACAATGTCTTCTCAAAGCGGTGACTTGTTCAACGTAAGTGCTGGATTAGACTTTGAGGAAAAAGCTAGGCTTTGGAAGATCAGGGAAAGTCTCCACAACTTCCGTGCAATAGTTCACTACCAACACTTAACTGATAAGAAAATTCCCAAAGGGACTTTTAACATAGAGGTAATCGAAGATGACTAAACCAATCTCAATTAGGTCTTGTAACTTCTGCCAACCTGACCTATGGAAGTCCGGCAAAACAAGTGCAGGAACTTACTTATGCAAGAGTTGCAAAGCAATAGTAAGAAATATCTTGACAATGAAGAGGAGGAAAAAGAATGTCTGATAAAAGAGAATTTTTCGTAGCAGGTGTGAAGTTCCATGAATACAAGAATGTCCTAAACTCAATGTCTGAAGGAAACACACTTCAACTAATCCCTGAGCCTGAGAACAAGTTCGATCCTAATGCAATTAAAATCTACTTCGACAACGGAGACAAGGCAGGATTCATAGGCTACGTGCCGAAGAAATTCTCGTCTGAAGTTTCTGCATTGTTAGAGGTCGGAATTGAACTTGAATGCACACTTACTGGATTTGCACCTAACGCAAAAACTTGGGAAATATTCAAAGTGGAAATTAAGGAGTTAGAAGAAGATGTCTAAATTAACTTTCTGCGCCAACTGTGGGAAACGCCTAGAAGTATTCAAGAAAGCAATCCCTACTCATGGACGCATTATAGACTTAATCTCTCCTCACGAATGTACAGATGAACCAGTGGAGTTCGACATAACTCCGTTGGAAGTCCCTACATTCCAACCATCTGAGGATAAGAATAAGTTTGTAAAAAAATTAAACGAACTGTCACCAAAGCGTCTACCTAACAAAGACCTAGACCTACGTGACCGAAGACCAACTGAACAAGTAAAGTCAACCGCACCTGATTCGTTACTACACAATTTAAAAGGTATGTCAAACACAACTCCAGTAAATGACTTAATTGAAGACTAACAACGAGGACCTAATGGACAAGGCTAACGTCTACATTGTAAACAAATCATCTCATGATTTTAGCGCGGCAAAGGACTTTGGGAATGTGATATTTCTCAGCGAAGGTCCTATGAATCGCTATTCAACTAACAACATGCACAGGACGTTCTTTAGTATCTTAAAGAATTCTTCCAAGGGCGATTATATAGTTCCCTGCGCCCTTAACGTAATGAACTCTTTAGCCTGTGCAATCTTCTCACACTTACACGGAGGACTTAATTTACTGCTGTACAAAAATGGAGACTACATTGAGAGAAATCATGTATTCTAGGGAGGTAATAAGTGGAAATAATAACTTATGGTGAATTTAAAAGACCAGCATCTTATCTTGGCGATGGAGTCTATGCTATCTTCGACGGCTTCGGAATATGGCTTCATGCAAATAGTCACAGTGAACCAACTGATAGAATTTATCTTGAACCTAATGTATTACAAGGATTAATAATTTTTGAAAAAGAATCTAAAACAGAGGAGGTAATTAAACTATGCCAATCACAGAAAGAACTTTGAAAAGGTGGAGAAAAGAATCACTTAATAACCTAGTAAAGCGCAGAACAATTATTGGAGAAACTAACAACCTAACCGAAGCCTTTATGGAAACTCAAGAACGCATCCTAAAGATGACCCAAGAACTTCTCGACCAACATCTACTACGAAAGTGAGATAAGATGACTTTACCAATTGTAGAAGACCCAACCTGGCACATTCGTGACTCGTCCAAACTAACCGATTACATGGCTTGCCCTAGAATGTATTTCTTCTCCCACATTTTAGGTTGGAAACTCGACATGCCTGCACATGATCTTCACTTCGGCACTTGCTGGCATGAGGCTAGGGAATATCAACTCCTAAACGGCTACGATGATGTAGCAGGAGCTTATGAGAAGTTCATTACTAAATATCGAGAAGTCTTTGATCCTGAGACAGACAACATCTATACACCAAAAGACCCATTAGGCGTAGTAACTGCGCTGATTAAATTTAAAGAGGAAAAGTCACTTGACTTGGTGGAGAATGAAGTTGTTGAGATAGACGGGTGCAAGATGACTGAAATCTCAGGAACGGTTCCTGTCTCCGATACTCAAGTTCTCTACTATCGAATGGACTCTATAATGCGGCGCAAGGAAGATGGAATGATCTTCTCATGGGATCATAAGACTACAAGTGAACGCTACATAAACGGCTACCAATGGGCAGAGCAGTTTCATCTTGGACTCCAGAACGGAACTTACACTCACTGCCTATATTGCTTATTTCCTATGGATCAGATTTTAGGTATAGAATTCTGCGGCTGTGGATTTGCACACCTAAAACGCGGCTCTGCAAACCGGCCTGCTGGAAACCACGCTACGCTTAGACGAGTTCCTGCATTTAAAACTCCTGAGCAGATGAACGTCTGGCTTTGGAATGTTTTAGATGTTTTAGACGACCTAGATAGGGACATGAACCGTTTAATGAGTTGTTCTGACTCTCACTCAGTCCTCCAATCCTTTCATATGAACCCTAAATCATGCACTGACTACCGAGGCTGTCCTTACCATGACTTCTGCCTAAGCTGGACCAACCCTCTCCAACGGTGTCAAGTTGTTCCTCTAGGTTTCAAACGCGAGTTCTGGGACCCAAGTGCAATGGAGACTACAAACAAAATGAACTTAACGTGGGGAGTTTAAATGACTAAAATTGAATTAGAAAAACTCCTAATCAAACTAAAGCAAATCTTACCTGTGCTTGAAAAAGCCTATCGTTTGCTAAGTGACGAAGAACTAGAAAACAAAACCAGCTCAATTCATCTCCCATGTGACTCATGTGAGGATAAGGGGAATAAGAATGGCATATGACTATATTAATGAACTTGAAAAAGTCAAAGAATACTATGAAGGTGACCCACTGCAAAAACGCTACAGTGCATTAGTTACTGGGGAAACAAACTCAGGCAAAACCTGGTTACTCAAAACTGCACGTAAGCCTATTCACATTGACTCCTTCGATCCAGGAGGAACTAAAGGACTCCTCAATGAAATTAAGCGCGGCGATATAGTAGCTGACACTCAATGGGAGGCAGACGATCCGTTCTCACCTGACAAATTCGCCAAGTGGATGAAAGCCACTGACATTAGATTTACAATAGGTTACTTTGAAAAGTTCGGCACTTATTGTCTTGATTCTGCAACCACCTGGGCTGACGCGGTTATGTCTTATGGCCTCGCAGCCAAGGGCCGCGCTGGTGAATCACCTCAGCACCGTCATGACTACATGCCACAGAAAATTCACATGACTAATTACATTAAGAAACTAATGCGGCTTCCATGTGACTTTATCCTAACTGGGCACTTGAAGGAAAATCGCAAGGTAATTAGCATAGACACTAAATCAGGAGTAGTTAGGGAAGAAGTAAACTACCGTTTCCTGACAACTGGACAAGCTGTAGTTACCATTCCACTTTTATTCGACGAAATCTATGTGCTAACTGGCAAGGACGGACGCGGACGAACTCCAAAACGTGAGATGTTAATTGACTCCCTTGGCACCTACATCGCCAGATCACGCCTTAAAGGAAACGGCAAACTATCTGCAATCGAAGACCCTGATATTAAAAAGTTACTTAAAAAAGCTGGCCTTGATTGGAAAGACAAACCACCACTAAATTTCAAAGGAGGTGATGAATCTTAAAACGGCAGAGGAAAAGGGAAGTTAACTTCAAACGTAGTTTATTTTAAGGAGATTTAAAGATGGCAATAGCAGACTACAGTGAAATGGAACAAGAGATAAAAGATGCACCAGAGCCTAAAATCCTTCCGCGTGGAAGTGAAGTAAAAGCCAGAATCGTCGGCGTCAGAGGCGGAGTTAGTGACAAAAACGACTGTCAATGGTATAGTCCAGTCTTCGACGTTCCTGTTGATCCCTTGGTCACTGAGTTCTCCGGATTCTTTTGGGACCTGGCAGATCGTGATAAATTAGATGCTAAGCAATCCGCGTCTGCACTTAGGGACTTCAAAAAGTTCGCCACTGCATTTGACCTTGACTACTCCCGCCCGTTTGACTGGGAGGAAGATCTCATTGGCCTCGAAGGCTGGGTTATTCTTGGAGTGAAAAAATCAGACGAATACGGAGATCAAAACACAGTCTCCAAATACGTCACTGGTAGGTAGTTGACTAGTGCTAACAGCGTGCTGTTAATGGTGGCCGCTGTAAATCCCACTACAGGCCGAGATGAGAAAACATCTTCTGTTAGCACTTAACTTATGCTGGTGAAAGCCGTACCTATGTAAGTTCTGGAATAGATTGCTCCAGCCTTTGGTAGGGTTAGTAGCCAGCATTAATCTAATATTTAGGAGGATTTAAAATGACTTTTGGAAAAGCATTTGAAGAAGTTAAAAAAGGCAAAGGAATGAGGCTTGCTTTCTGGGCTGATGGTGTAGTAATTAGATCACAGTACCCAGATGATAACAGTAAGATGACAGCACCTTATCTTTATGTAGAAAGTAGTTATGGTAAAGTTCCGTGGAAAGAAACTATGATTGAACTATTCTCAAATGAATGGAGAGTTGTCGAGTAGTTAACCACTTGGCAAGATGGTTCAATGGACTACCGGCTGAAAACAACTCGACGTGCTACCATAGTACGCTTATTAAATATCGAGCAAAGCTGGGCTTGCCAAGTTTGTTTTAAATTTAAACGGTCTTTGGAGGAACTAAATGTATAATAGAATAAGACAATGGGATAGGTTCAACGATCAAGTCCTTGATCATATAGAACGCTACACACTAGAACAATACGGTTCTGAAGAAGGAGCTGAACAAATTGATTCTTTCACAATTGAAGATTGTTGGACTAACATTCGAAGATACTACAATCGCAGAGGATCAAATGTTAGAGGGAATAAAGAAAGCTTAAGGGACATTATTAAAGTTGCCCACTATGCGCAGTTCATCTATGATAAATTAAAACTAGACCTCAACGAAGGAGACGTTTACTAATGACCTGGGATTCTTACTTCCTCGACATCTGCTGCTCTGTATCAACCAAGTCTTCTTGCCTATCACGTCAGATAGGTGCAATCTTAGTCCGCGACCACTCAATAATCTCAACTGGTTACAACGGCCCTCCTCGCGGCATTCCTCATTGTAAAGACAAATGTCCTAGGCAAGTTCTAGGCTATTCCTCAGGAACTCACATGGAACTTTGTCCAGCTCAACATGCAGAGGAAAACGCAGTCTCCAACGCAGCACGTTTAGGTGTATCAGTCCTCAACTCAACCCTTTACATGAACTCTGTAATCCCCTGCAGCAAATGCTTCGGTACCTTAATCAACGCAGGGATCATTGAGATAGTTGTTCAACAAACTTTAGCCTATGATGAACTTTCTTTATTCCTAATAGAAAATTCTAACATTTCAATAAGGGAGTTTTCCAATGTCTAATACTGACTACAAGCCAAGGTTCTCATTTGAAATAACCTATGATCAAAAAGAACGCGCTGATAGGTTGCTTGAAAACTACGGCATGCGCAAGGCTTTGTTTACCAAAATCCTAGACGACGTTCTTGACCTAGTCCAAGATCACGGAGGAATTGCAATAGGAATCATTATGTCTGGAACACTTAAACCTCGCGAAATCTTACCTTCATTAAAGCAAGCTGAATTAGCTGCAGAAAAACTAAAGGAGTAAGCTAATGTCTGACTTAGAATCCTTAAACTATGACTCAATCTCTGACCTGTCAACTGACGAAGCCTTAGAAGTCCTCCGCCAGATTCGTCTAAGTCGCAGAGTACCTTTGCGCAAAACTAAAACCACACGAAAGGTTACGCAAAAGAAAGTAACAAACGTAGACCCAACAACTATGACTGCAGAGCAAATTGCTGATCTGTTAAAAACCCTTGGAGGATAAACTAATGATTGACGTAGGTCGTGTGGAGATGGTTCCTATTGAATCAATAACTATTTCAGACCGCGCCCGTGAAGTGATGGGCGACTTAGAAGGCCTAGAAATTTCAATGAAAGAGTCTGGGCTAACAACTCCTTTAACATTTAAATCTCTAGAAAATGGAAAGTACTTACTCCTTGCTGGCGAACGTAGATTCACAGTCCTAAACCAAAACAAAGTAACTTTAATTCCTGGCCGCATCTACGACCGCGACTTATCCGAGCTGGAAATGAAGATGATTGAGAAGGCTGAGAACTTTCATCGCAAAGATATGGAATTCTACGAATTTGACAAGCTAACTTTAGAAATCCATCAGATGCAACAAGAACTTCATGGAGTCAAAGCACCTGGACCTGATGGAGTTGGCTGGGGAAGCGCAGACACTGGTGAGATGTTAGGTGGAATTTCAAAGGCTGCAATTTCTCAATCTATCAAACGCGCGGAAGCACGTGAGACATTTCCTGAGCTATTTGAAAACTGCAAGACCGCGTCAGATGCAACTAAGATTCTTAAGAAAGTAAATGAAGTAATGGTCAAGGGAGCAATCGCGCAAAAGCTAGAATCTCAAACTTCCAACACTAAACTTCACGAACTCTCCAAATGCTACGTTGTTAATAGTTTCTTCGAAGGCGTTAAGAAAATCCCTGACAACATAATACACTTGGTTGAGATAGACCCACCCTATGCAATCGACCTACGCAATGCAAAGAAGACAGACGGAGAATCTCAATACACTCTAGGCGAGTACAATGAGATAGAAATCGAACACTACATGAACGGCGGTCCTGATGGACTATGGAAAGGAATGAATACTGTATTCAAAGAATGCTACCGCGTTATGGCTAATCACTCTTGGCTAATCTGTTGGTTTGCACCTGAGCCTTGGTTTGCAGAAATTTACAAGTCAATCCTAAGTGCTGGGTTTGAAACAACTCGCATGTGTCCTGTGTGGACTAAGCCTTCAGGTCAATCTAAGCGTCCAGAAATGCACTTGCCTAACTCTTACGAAATGTTCTTCTACGCATGGAAAGGACGGCCTGCCATAGCTAAGGCGCGCTCAACTAACGTATTCAACTTCCCTCCCGTCCCTGCACAACAAAAGACTCACCCAACTGAACGGCCAATCGAGTTAATGAGAGACATCTATGAAACCTTTGCTTTTCCTGGCTCTCGTGTATTTATTCCTTTTCTTGGTTCAGGCGTTGGCATTTTCGCTGCTAGTGCACTAGGCATGGCACCTATTGGCTTTGACTTATCAAAGAGCAACCGTGACTCATTCCTTGTCAAAGCTAATGCGGTTAAATAGTTTGTTTTAAAATTAAACGGACTGGAGAATTAGATGAAAAAACTATTCGTTCCACCTTCAGGCAACGTAGCCTCAAAGCTAGCCTGTTGCGGTGAACAACCTGGAGTACAAGAAATCCGCGCTAGACCTCCTAAGCCATTCATAGGTCCTGCTGGTAAAGGTCTAGACCAATGTCTGTTAATGACGAAGATAATTCGTAGAGATTTATATTTAACTAACGTAATCAAGGACCTAGACCGTCCACTTAAACACTACATCGAGCTAGGCAAATACGGTAAGTCAACTGTGTCCGCTGATGGCTATCAGTACATTAAAGAACTAGGTCATGAACTAAGTCAGCTTAACTTAAATTGCGTAGTAGCTTTCGGCAACATACCTTTGTTTGCCTTAACCTCTCGCGTTGGAATCACTAAGTGGCGCGGCTCAGTTCTTGAATCAACTTTAATCCCTGGCCTTAAAGTAATCCCAACTTTCCACCCAGCAACTTTCATCCCACCGAAGTTCAACTACCTAAACAAACCTTTAATTTGCGAGGACTTACTCCGTGCAAAGTATGAATCTACATTCCCAGAAATTCGGCGGATTGGACGTAACATCTTTATTAAACCTAGCTTTCAGGAATCCATCGCATACCTTGATCATTGCTATGAAGTCGGATGCAGAGGCCAAACAATTGCTATTGACATTGAAGTCATTAACGGAGAGGTCGACTGCATTTCCTTTGGACATGCACCTACGGAATCCATCTCAATCCCGTTCAGAGACAATTCTGGAGATTACTTCAGTCCCAACCAAGAACATGAAATAATGTTGCTTGTTGCCAAGATAATCCAATCTGAAAAAATCTCCAAAGTTGGTGCGAACTTCATCTTCGACATGCAATTTCTATTCCGAAAGTACGGCATCCGCCCTGGAGGTGATATACACTGTACGCAGATCGCACAAAAAATAGCCTTCCCTGATTTCCCTGCTGGACTAGACTTCGTAACCAACATGCACACTGATGTTCCTTACTACAAACAAGACGGCAAGCAATGGATGAAGATGGGCGCCGGTACTTGGGAAACGTGGTGGAACTACAACGGCATGGACTCAATTATTCCAGTCGAGGCCTTACCAAAACAACTCTCAATCCTGCGCAGTCAAGGGAATGAAGCAACTTACAATCGCCAACGTAAGCTAATCAAGCCACTAATCTACATGTCTGAACGAGGTATTAAAATAGACGTTCAAGGTATGTTAGAACACAAAAATGAGCAACAACACACATTAGATAATCTTGCGGAAAAACTTAACACGGAAGTAGGTTATGCGATTAACTTTAATTCACCTAAACAAATGGCTAATTACTTTTACAAAGAACTAAAACACAAACCTTATAAAAAGAAAACTGCACAAGGTTATACAGTAACCACAGACGTAGACGCACTTAAGCGTCTATCACGCAAAGGTGTTCCTGCTGCACAGATGATGTTAGACATTCGCGGACTTAGCAAGCGCATTTCAACTTACCTTAACATAGGGAAAATAGATAAAGATGGAAGATATAGATCCAGTTACAAACCAGTCGGTGCTGAAACAGGTCGTTTATCAAGTGGAGAAACTATCTTTGGCACTGGAGGCAATCAACAAAACTGGCCACATGACCTCCTTCGATTTTTCTTATTCGATGAAGGATATATTGGATACTCTCTCGATCTCAGTCAGATTGAAAATAGAATAGTTGCCTACGTCGGAGGAGTCATCCCACAAATAGAAGCATTTGAATCTGGAGTTGACTTACATCGTTTAACTGCATCTGTAATTTTTGGCAAACCTTACGATGAAATCTCAGGCAAGGACGGTTCTTCCACACTAGGCGATGGCCGCCAGTCAGAAAGGTTCTGGGGAAAGAAAGGAAACCACGCAACTAACTACGACGTTGGCTACAAAACCTTTGCCCTTAAGAATGAAATGGGTGAGTCAGAAGCCAAACTAATCCTCGAAAAGATCCACCGCGGCTACCCTCAGATTCGTGGAGGCTTTCACATTATAGTTCAAAACATGCTAAAGAAAAATCGTACTGTAACTAATCTCTTTGGCAGAACTCGTCTATTCCTAGGCCCTATCATTCCCTCCCACCCATTCGTACCTGCTGGAGCTTGCGCTGATACTTACCGTCAAGCCTATGCACAGTTACCTCAAAGCACTTGTGCTGATAAGATAAACGAACAAGGAATAGAATACATCTACTACAACCAAGACCTATTCAAACACGTTGAGTTGCTTGCCCAGGTTCATGACTCAGTTGTGTTTCAGATTCCTTTAACTGTTCCATGGGAAGAACACGCTAAGATAATTAACTTAATTAAAACCTCACTCGAGACACCTTTAGAATGGCATGGGACTAAAATCAAAACTCCATGCGATGTAGCTATCG